CTCTCGTTGAGTATGATGATGCGAGTGTGGTCTAAGCCTATTCGTTTCTGTAAAGAATCGAAGAAGTTTTGACCAACCTGGCATATCACGCTTAACTGGGGAACTCCTAACAACTCTCACGCGAAACTCACGTTTTTGTAAACGGAAGTTCGTGCGACTTTTGATAGGTTGCATTGACTCTGGCACTTCTACTAAGCTAGGACATGGTAAATCCATGTCTTTGCTCGGGATACGACCGTAGACCCTAATTAATAGGGACACTACGTAATCGTATGCTTCGAAGTAGCACTTACGATGGAGTGAGTTACTATACTCAATCCAAGAAGCATAAGCTTCAGGTGCTGGTTTTGATGACCAAGGGGTTCTGATTCGAACCGGCGTGACACAGATGCCTTTAAAAGCATCCATGCCACAGGATTCCCTGAAGGATCCTTTGGTGCAACTCTTATCACGGTTTACTTTTAAACCAAATGATTCGAGTTGTTCGATCGCGTTCTGCGCAAAGTGCGTTGGAACGATCACATCATCACCGTATACAAGGATACGCTCTCGCGTGTCCTGGTCGGGAGCTGCTGAATGTAGTATAGCCCAAACACAGAGTGCAAGGATGGGAAAGCAAATTGCTGATCCCATCGGTGCAAACTTGTTCAGAGGTAATATACTACCGTCAGGCAGCTGCGTCGCCGATGACCTCGCTGATTCCAGCACTTCACATATGTGAGGTGGGAAGAGGAGGCGAACTAGAGCAAGGGAAACGCGATCACTGGCCTCATTGAGGTCCAGAGTCGCGTACCTTCCTCGGAGAGAGCCCAAGAGGGCACCTCTCTGATTCGGTCCTTGGTCTGTGAAATGAACCGCATGCCTCGTGAGAGGATGTGATTCAACGTAACTAACCAGCTTAGACATAATACCTTGCTGGATCCATTGATAATCAACGGGTTCACAGGATATGAGTCTAGGCCCACGGGAATCCTTCGGTACGAGTATAACTCGTGCCGGAAGATCACGACTACCGAGACGGTGAACCGAACGGTAGCTATCACAGAAATGACCAGGAGACGCATAGAAATATGCATCTAATGGAAAATTTCTGGTGATATTCGAGCTGATATTAGTCCATAGATACTTCTCCTGAAGCTTTTGCTTGGTAGCAACTGCTCCGGGGCCGTGTCTAGGAATAATGTCAGTGAG